GGAAAGGATTATATTGCGAGTGATTGTTGATGAAGCTCCCATTCGTTGTTTAGGTAATTGCATTCTTCCTCTTCTTCTGTTATAGTGAATTTCTCTTGTTCTTGTAGTAAAGCACGACTTCTAAATACCCACGTAGATTCATCTTCCATAAAACCATCTGTAGCTTTAGGTAAATCATAAGCAGCACCAACTGTAAAGTTCATAAATAAAGGAAAGATTAAGTCTTTTCTACCATGTCTATTCTTTGTAACAAATAGTAATAGTAAAAAGTCTCCTAATCCACCTTCATCTGCTCTTCTACAATTGTAACCTGCAAACGATTCTATGTCAAACTGCATAGGTTTTATCAAAGAGAATACATAGTCTGCATCTCTAAAGGGTAATCTACTGTCACCATAGTCACTACGACTAGGCGTAGGTAGTTTAGCTTTACTTCCATTTCTAATTTTTGCTTCTTCGTAGTTAGCTAAGAAGTCAGGATTAAACTGTTGTACTACCAACCAGGACATACCAAAATGATTTCTAGTAGCCATACATACGTTCTTACTAAAAGCATCTATTTCTGACTTACCTTCTCCTACAAGACCTATATGGTCTACTACTCCTATTACTAATATATCAGGGTCATTCTTTTCAAAAGATTTAAACCTTAGTTTAGACTTAGCAGTTTTTTCTGCTTCTGTCTGTGCGTAATAGTTAATAGTACCATGTTTACTAAAGAAAGATTCAAAGTTTCCATAAAGGTCTGCTTCGTTAGATTTAGAAGTTATCCAGATGATGTGGTCAAAAAGTTTGTCCACTATCTCATAGGCTTCTATCAACATACGTTCATGCTCTTCTGTAATCTTCATACCTTTAATAGTACCAGACAAGTAGTCTATTGGTAAGTTGATGCCATACTTTTTAAAGATAAAGTAAGCACACCACTTCAACTGCTTATCTACTTTAGGAATCTCAAAAGAAAAGTAGTAGACATGTAACTTCTTACCTTTAGCTATGTAATCTAGCATCACATTAATAAGGATATAGTCTGCCAAGGTAGTTTTACCTACGTTACTATCTGCACCTATTAAATAGTATCTAGAAGATGCGAAGCCATGTATTAAAGCTTCTAATCTTTTTAGACCTACACTAGCGCCTAGTTTTTTACCTTGTTTACCTTCCTCTATGTGTTGCTTTAAATCGCTAGACTTACTATGCCATCTTGAACTTTGTATATTCTCCATTTGTTTGTTGTTTGTACAATTTATCTAATGTGTTCTCTTCTTTATGTTTCTTTACTAAAGCGTAGTCTGTCTTCCATTCTCCAGAGGTCATATAGTTACCTATTGCCTTCTTCATTGTCACACTACTTTTATAGTAAAGAGTTACAGCTAAAGTTAAGAGTTCTGGTTCGTATCCTTCTTTCAAAGCTTTCTCAAAAGCCTTTAACCCATCTTGACTAAACTTATTCATAGCATAAGTACCACTACTAGTATAGCCTTTCTCTGGGACTTTACAATGCTGAATAAAACGTAAGTAAACAGATTCTGTACTATTCACTTCTGCTAATGCAGGCTCTTTCACTTTTCCAGTAACAGTCAGTCCTTTATCTACGTTTGTAATCTTCTTGTAAAACTCATTAGTGAATAGAAATTTTCCTTTGTGGTTTTTGACATAGCTGTTTTCCACAAGAAACAATAACACTTCTTCTAGTTGCATATAGTTTTCTCCTTTTTTCTAATTTAAACGTCTTCCACTTTAACGTAGTGGGAATGTTTCTCATCGGGTTATTCATCATAGGGTATCTTAGCCAGAGTACGTTCTGTTATACGTTTAGAATCAAAACCTGCTATAGCCTTTTTATACCATTCTTCGTCACAAGTATTTAGGGCTACTAAGATAACTATTCTTGCTTTAAAATCCAACTGATCGTAACGAATTCTGACACATCGGCCTATACGTTGTACAAGATTACGGTCTACACTGTCAACTTGAACTATTAAGTTCTGGTCAGGCTTATGTAGATTTGCACCTTCGTTTAGACAGCGTACAGAAGCAATAGTATCAATCTCTGCACGTTGAAACTTGTCCAAAGATTCACTAGTACTATCAGAATGATACACGTGGTCACATAAAAGGTTTGCCTGCTCTACACTACCTGCAAAGATAAGTGTACGTTTACCAGGTTCTTTCTGTAATCTTTCTAGGAAATGCTTAGCCATGACTAACTTAGAAGGTAAGTTGTAGATGAATTGAGTACGTGCTGACATAGCACTAAACTTCATAAACTCAAACTTCTTATCTTTAGCTTTCATCATAGCAAACTGCAACTTCTTTGTAAGAAACTTATACTTCTCTACTTCTGTCTGATAGAAAGGAGCTTTAGCATTTCCTGCTAGGATAGTCTTCTTTACTCCTTCTAAGAAATACTTTACTACGTAGATTTCAAAGTCTGCTATTAGTCCTAAATCTACAGCTTCATCAGTAGTTACTCTATGACTAGTAGGAAGCAATTCTTCACTAAGAAGAACTCTTTCTCTATCTTCATCAGAATAGTTTCTGTTGTAACGTGTAGCAGTTAGGCCTAATAACTTTTGAAATGGGTCATTAGTAAGTCTTTTAAGATTATGAGCTGTAAGCTTATGCATCTCGTCGAATACTATCATGCCGTACTTACTAAAGTCTGCCTTAGCTGCTACCGCGTAGCAAACTATCTTAATACTACGTGGGATGTAATTCCACTTCTTAAACTCTTCAGGCCAGTCTTCGTCTCTCATCTTTTCAGTAGGAGTTAATAATAAAATAGGAAGAGTGTTTGTAGTTTCATAAAGTTTCATGCAGTCTATAGCTGCTTTACTCTTGCCGACACCTGTTGCCCATTCTAAACATGAACGATACCCATAGTCTACCCAACTCTGTACTCCTTCTGCTTGCACTCTAATCTTATTAGCTAGTGCTTCTTCTCTAGTAACCATTGTGTTGAGTATATACGTTTAGTAAAGTACGAATCTCTCCTACTTGGTCAGAAAAGTCTAATGTATTTAGTTTACATGTAAAATCAAGTATATAAAGGTCATCTTCTTTTTTGTATACTTCTTTATCTACACAGTTTCCAGTAACTACATTAGCTTGTAAGTAGCCAGCTGTAAATGCTTTCTGAATAGCTTTATTCAGTAGGTCTCTAACTAAAGTACCTTTCTTTGTCTCTTCGATACTGTCTAATAACTCTATTAGCTCAGTGTCTTTGTTCATTAACTCTATCATATTTTAAAAATTAAGTTGTTTTTAGCACGTGTCACAGCTACGTAACGTATTCTGTTTCTCTCTGTAATATTCTTGTTGTTACAGATGTCTGAATGCATCACAATAGCATGCTCATAACTACTACCTTGTGCTAAATGTGTAGTAGTCGCATAGTTGTATTTCACCCACGCAAAAGAACCTTCCCAGTTGTAGTAATTTCTCCAGTCTCTACCACTTCTAGACTTAATAGCCTGAGTTTTTAACTTAGTAAAAATACTATTGTACTTAGCACTATCGTCTGGATGAAGAATGTAGACATTATGAATTATCTCATCCCACTCGTTGATCATCGTAGCGTTAAAACACTTAATAATAGCGATATGCTCTTTTCCATTTAAGTAGTAAGCCATAGTTCTATCAAAGACTGTAATGTCTTCAACAATAACTTCGTCTGAATTCTTAAACAAGATAACTTCTCCTACTACATAAGGCTTACGAAACACCATCTTTTCTTCTGGCATAATAGGTGAGACAGGAAACTTTAGAACTAAGTCTCTAATGATACCGTTCATCTTACTTGTACAATCATTAGTCCACGTTAAAACTTTACAGAAATCTGCATTTCTTTCATAAGCTGGATCTAAATAGTAAGTCTTAAAGACTTCTTTAAGTGATGCTTCATCACGTAGAATCTGAAAGTCTTCTTCTGAAGGGAATACAGAAGTGGAATCTATGTTTTCTCTAATGTCTGTAGCAAGTCTTAAGATAGGATTATCTTTAGCTTGTCTCATGATTTGAGTAAGTTCTAGATTCAACACTTTATACGCATCAGTAGGAAGAAATACAAAAGTCTGTGGCTCTCCTACTGGTGGAATTTGTAAACTGTCTCCACTAAAGATTAAGCGTAAACGTGGTCTCGTAAGTTTGTAGTCCATTAGTAATTTAAACAACTTAGTATCAAGCATAGAAGCTTCATCTACTAATAACAAAGAGTAGTTGTTTAGCTTAGGAGGTTTGTTACCTTCTGGAGCATAAGTCACTTCGCCTGTTACGTTGTTGATTACTTGCTTTAAACCTAAGAAACTATGAATAGTTCCATAGTCTGCTACTTGATCCTTGTCATTTCTAGCTAAAACTTTTACAGCTTTATGCGTAGGAGCTGAACATGCTAGCTTCCTATCTAACTGAGCTATTACTGAATTAAGTGTATAAGACTTTCCTGTTCCTGCAAAACCTGATAGTACTACGTAATCATAATTTTCGTAGTTATCTGTGAGGTATTCCAGTAGGGACTCTGCTACTGGACGTTGGCTTTCTGTAAGGTTTTGTAGATGGTCTATACTCTCTTGGGGCGGTCCGAATAGCTGTTTTGTTCTCATTTTTAGTTGTGGTCCCTCTCTCAGGGGTTTGAAGTGTGAAGTTAATTGAGTTGTTTACTACGCTGACTAAAGGTATTCCTCCGTCTGTTGTGTCTGCTAGTATCTCTTCGCGTAGAAATTTAAAGAGTACTCTGTACTTGTTTACGTCTACAGGCTTAAATCGCTGTCCTCTGTATAGGGTTTCAAAAGTATCCACTATAGCTTCTGAGAAATCAGCAACTTTACTTGTATGACTGCACATTAAGTTTATAACACTGCTAGCATTAAGGTATTCATCAGACTCTAAAACTCTAGTAATCTGTGCTAGTTTCCCTTTAGGAATAATGGCAAGTATTGCCTTTTCCTGTTCTAAGATACCCTTGTATAAAGCAGTAAGCATCAGTTTAGCTTCATCGGTAACCATTTTACTGTTACCTAGAGCATAAAGTTGTGAGGCATGTGCTCTGCCCACAAATAATGCTTGCATTACTTCGTGTAATGCATCTTCTTTTCCTGTGTAGGAAGCAGCAGAAAACTCTTCTTCTTTGAATAGTTTCTGCTTTGGTTGTTTATCATCGTACATACTTGTAAAGGAGGTTTATTTAGGCGCCTCAATGCCTGTTGTTATTTTGTCCAATTACTTGATCGTTGGGTGTCAGCCTTTACTAATCCAGAAGATACTATCTCAAGACCAGCTTCAACCATTAGTCTGTCTAACTCTTTCATCACAAACTCTGTGTCTATTAAAGTAGGATTACATACTACGGTTAACTGGTCATGGACATTAGCTACTAGTCTTATACTGTCTTGTAAGTTGTTGTCTTGAATATACTCGTAAACTTTTGCCACTGCTAACTTTAACATATTACCTGCAGTACCTTGAATCGGCATATTCATAGAAGCTCTCTCTATCTCACCTAAGACTTTGCTATACTTACGTTCAGACAAATGGTCTTCAATGTCTTTTACGTAGTAGTGATGTTCAGAAAACCATCTTACTCTACTGTAAGGTTGCATAGTTCTAATGTAACCATTTCTAACACCGAATACACCAAAGCGTTGTAAAGCTACTTTGATCTGAGGGAATGCTATAAAGTAGTCATCTATTATCTTCTGCGCTTCTTGTACAGATATTTCTAATGTAGCTGATAGTTTATATTTAGACATTCCGTAGGCAAGTCCGAAGTTAACTGTCTTAGTAAAGGTTCTAAACTTCTTATGACCTTTACACTTACACTTCTGTTGACTCTTTACAAACTCACATCCTTCTTCCGTAACAGCTACCCATTGTGACTTAAACACTTTAGCAGCAACTACAGAATGTAAATCTAAGTTCTCTTTAATAGCTTTAAACCACACATCATCTTTAGCTATATGAGCTATGATGCAAAGTTCTTGTTGACTGTAGTCTGAATCTACAAACTCCCATCCAGGAAGATACTCAAAAGCATTTCTGTAAAGAGTACCTACAGACTCCTTTGCAGGAATATTTTGCATATTAGGATTTCTACTACTTGTACGGCCAGTACTTACCACTTGATTGTACTCACTTCTTACCATTCCATCATCTTCTACGTGTTTGTCTATGAAAGACTGACCATACGTAGTAGTTAACTTCAATGTGTCTACATACTCTTTGTGATACTTAAAGATAGGATGATGCTGATTAGCTACAGACTCTTGTGCTAAAGACTTTAGTCTTGGCGCCACTGCTTGTAGTAAAGGTAAAACTTGAGTAGTACTATTCCAGTTAAGGTCTAATTGACCTGCAGGTAATAAGTATCCTTTTTCTATTAGCCAGTCTCTATGTTCTTTAACTAAGATACTAGAGATTGGTTCTTTATTACCTTTCTCGTAATGGATTAGCGGTATCAAGTAAGGACTAGCAGGATTATCAGACATATACTTCTTTAGTATTAACTTAGTACTACCTGCTAAGTCTGGCATTAGTTTTTGTAGTAACTCTTTTGCTTGTGTACTACTATTCCAATTCCATAGAAGTTTATCTTCTTTACTAAGATAGCCTAACTGCATAGCTTGTGTACGTAGAAGTATATCCTTGTGGACTTGCGCATCTAACTGTACTTTAGCTTCTGCTATAATAGGAAGAGCTGAGTTAATATTAGTAGTCCACTTATCTGTGTTTAACTTCATACCGTAAAAAGTCATGTCTGCTAGACCAAGTAAACTTCTCATTTCTACATCTACTACAGACTCTAGTTTCCACTGTTCTATTATCTTGTCTTGCGACTCTTTAATAGGTGTAAGATTAGTGACATCTTCTGCTGCGTACTCAATATGCTCTTTAGTTAAGACACAACCAGGAAAGAATGCTTTTTGCATTTCTTTACTAACTGTAATTCCTAGTCTAGCTAAGGTTAAGTCTTGTAAAGAATAGTTGCCATTAGCTTCTCCGCCATTACAAACTTGCTCTGCTATCATTGTACAGTACAGGTTTCTGATGATAACATCGTGAAATCTAAACGTAATGTACTCAAACTTAGCATTGTGTGCAAGCTTCCTAACTGTCTTGTCTTCTAGTATAGACTTAATCGTAGTCCATAAACTATCAGTCATAGCTGCCATGTCGATTACTACTTGTGTGTCAAAGTAGCCAAACTGTATAGTAGCTATCTTTCTTCTACACCATTGATTATCTACGTTAGTTTCTATATCCACTTCTAAGTCTATGGACTCTCTCTTAGCTTCTTCTAGCCAAGCTTTAAACTCTGGTTCAGTCATGTACTCAAACGGTACACTTTGGTTTGTTATTACTTTAATCATCGTATCTGTAGTCTATAAATTTTGGTTCGTTACTAAGTTCACATTTTACGTAGACATAGAAACCAAAATCATCTATGTACGGTTCTCCTTCTATAACAAGTCTTTGTGCATCTATTTGTTCTAAGACAACAGGACTGTTCACTTCTATAAAAGGCTCATGTGCAACTTCTACGCGTAATCCTTCAAACTTACTAATGTACTCTCGTATTAAACTTCTGGAGTAATACTTGTGGTCGAGTACAATAGTAAGTGTTGGGGATAATCCATCAACTACGTAAGGGTTAGTAAACGTAGCTGAAGGAATTGAGGCGTTAATAGTTATGCAATGCTGATAAGCTGACATAATTATTTGTAGAGGATATAGCTGTCTAAGCTTTAAGTAAGTTAAAATGTAAAAGCATCTTTTTGACTTCTTTTACTAAGTCGTCTATCGTGCCTGTGTTGTTTATCACGTAATCAAATACATGATTGTCTAAGGCTGTCTCTGATGCATGCTGAGTCTGATAAAGTTTAACACAACTTATCTTGTGATAACCTAATCCATTACAGTACTGACATGGCTTTTCTACTCTTATGCAGATGCCCTGTTTTCCTATAACAGCATCATACTCGTTAGGAAAACGCATGTCTGTAATAATCCAGTTTAAATGACTTTCATAATCTGCAAACAAAGCATTTACCCACGTGTTCTCATGTAACCCATTACGCATTGCTTCTGTACCTAGCTTCTGTAAGAACTCTCTGTAATTCATCAAGTCTGTGCTGTAACCATCTTGGTTATTCTCATCAGCTTCCATGACTTGCTTAGTAACTTCCCAGACTCTAGGCATTTCTTGCTTCTTAAAACTTTGGTCTTCCCATTTCTTTATAGGAACTCCTGTAAGAAGAGTAGCTATTTGCTTAAGCTTTCCTGCAAACTTCTTGATCTCCCAGTCTCCTGGATTGTACCAATGGTCCATAAGTAGATAGGAACTGTATGACCCTGCTTTGTGATTACTTCTGTAGTTAAGCCAGTACTTTATAATACTACCAACAGTATCTTTTCCCGACGAGATTTTTCCGTTAATCCCTATCATCTTCTGGTAGTTTTACACGTGAAATAATAGAGAACTTGCCTCTTTCTTTGAGTTCAAAAGTTCTAGCTTTACTTGTCTCTAAAGCTTGAAAGAGTCTGACTTCTTGGTCAGTGACTTCTGCTGGAGTATTCCAGGCTTGTGTGTAAGGAGTAACTCCTACAGGGTAATGTCCGTTCCAACAGTATGTATCATACGTGGCTACGTTTTGAAAGATAACTAACATCTTTAAATGTGTTTCTGTTTTGTACTAAGTGAAGATGCATACGAAAGCAAGAAGATCTAATCTCATCATTAGAGAAAGTTTCCCAGCTGTCGATTAGCAAATCCAACTCAGGTGTGTAAATAATTTTTTTAAACTTTGTGCTTAGTATCTCCATTACTCTTTGTAAGAGTTGGTTACTATAGTTTGGTAAGTCCATGTAAAAGACATCATTTCTATTTAGTACATAAAGTAAGTCGTTATAAGACATATCTTCTGCACGTGGTTTAATAGCTAAGCTTTCAAGAGTTTTGTGAAACCCTGATAAAAGATCTAGCTTTTCATAGCTTGATGCTTCTGGACGGTACTTAACGTCTAATACTATTCCTGTCATTAGTTGGTTGTTTAGGGGTTAAAAAATATAGCGTATTTTGTTCCATGGGATTATAGAGTCGTGAAGATTAGTAAAACTGTAGATTGCTTTTTGCTTAAATCCTACTTCGTACCGAATATTCTCTCCTCCATACTGACTTGTTTTAGATTCTTGAAAATTTGGTACCCATAGTAAAGACTCTGCTTCTGCATTGACTTTAAGATTAGCCTCATGCTTCTTAACATTATGCGTAAGAAAAATACACTCTGCTAAGACTTTATCTTTATCTTCTACAATATCGTTTATCTCTGTAAATAAAGCAGTATAGTTTGTCAACCAATTCTTATGGATGATAATAGGACTAAAGTTAATGTGGACATCCCATCCTGCTTTAGTAAACTCATTAATAGCTTTAATCCTATCTGTAATAAGTGAAGTATTAGGCTCAACTACGCTACTGATTACCTGTGGCATTAAGCTAAACCTAATCCTAGCTTGTTGTTTAGGGTTGTACTCAAGTAGTTTATTGTTTACGTACTTTGTTGCAAATGTCGGGAAGATGTCGTAACTAATCAGCTTACTAAATATCTTAGGATAATCGTGATACTTCCACTGAAGAGCTACATCATGGTTACAACCAACATCATAAGTCCATTTGGTAGGATGAGTTTGATTAGCAACTTTAGATGGTAGCTTTTTATGATGTCTTATTACAGAGTTCACAATACCGTGTTCATTAGTAGCAATATCTACTCCAGACTCTTTGTATCGTTTAAGGTAACAGTACGTGCATTGAGCTAAACAGCCAAAGTCAAATGAAGGAGTAATAAAGTCACTGCTTCTACCTGATGGTCTAATTATCATTGACTTACGTTCTGTCCTTGTTATTAAAGGAGTTGTGTTCATAATAGTATCTTTTATAGTCAAGATAAAACTTTAATAAGTGAAAAAAAGCCTATGACCAAGAATAATCTCAGCCATAGGCTAGGTAGTTGTGTGATGAATTACGCCAAGACTTTACTTGGATTTCTCAACCTTGTCACAGGAATTATAGAGAGTGCTACGCTTTACTGCGTTATTGCATTACGTACAACTAATTAAGCTAACCCAACTATTTTTCCTTTCGGAACAGGTTGAATAAGCCTAGGTACGTAGTAAGTGATAGATTGAATGTTAGTGTACTCTATATGAGTAAACACATCAACTACTTCTGTCATTCCCTTATCATCTACAGGAATAGTTTGATCATCTAATACCACTTCTAAGTAGGTATCTTCATAGTTTGTTGTAGCTTCTTTGTCTGTATTAAATCTGATTTGCCCTTCAGATGTAAACAGAGTTATGAACGCTTTCTTTTTAAAAGCCTTTTCTATGATGGCTTGTACTGCTTGTTTTTCCATAGCCGTTAAGAGAGGACTCGAACCCCTATTTTCTAGCATCACACTAGACGTACTACATTGTACTACTAAACGTCGAAGAGAAGGAAACCCCTAACCTTCTCTTACTTTTACACATGTCCGAAGACAATATCGTGTAAAGTTATTATCTTTGTGGGATGGAAAAGACTCGTTTAAAAATCTCAACCGATTATACACCACAAACAGTGTATACAGAATTGCATAAAGTACTTCTTACATCTAAGTTATCTCACTACGTAACTAAGTCTTTTGCTGCGCATGAAGCCTTTGGTAAAACTTATGATGCTATTGAGGATTTAGTAGATACTATCACTGAAAAGTTAATAGGCTACTCAGAAGTAGATCCTGCTAATCTTAGCATAGGGACAGTATCTCCTATGGAACCACGTAGCTTAGCTATTAGCATTATGGGCATAGCCGAAAGACTAGAAGACTTTGCTGAAGTTAAAGAATACTGTGACATAGAGAACTTAGCTCAAGAGTTAAGTGGCGTAGGTGCTCAACTTAAATACATGAGTAGGTTTAAATAACTACTCTTCAAAGTTTAAGATTACTACTATACCAGTCCCACTTCTTTTTACTAGTAAGTCTGTGTACATTCCTTCTATCATAGAAAGTTTGTCTAAGTCGTCTAAGCATAGACTATTTACGTTCCATCTAATTGTGAAGTCTCCTTCTCTGAAGACTTGTTCAGGGTATAGCTCCTGTAGCTTTTTTAGTGTTTTCTGTTTCATCTTATTGATATGTTTTTATGGTACTTTAATTTATCATCAATAATCTTTAGGGTGTCTTTAATCAACTCATCAATAAGCCATTGATAAGTTTCTGAATCCAGATGAAACCAACCATACTCTTTTTCAAGTATATTTTTGATGTTATCTAATGTTAGTTTCATAAGTTTTCTATTTCTTGTTTGACTTCTTGCCAATAAATATTAGATTCAACTAATTGCCATCCATCGCCTTTATCTAATATTTTAGTTTTAGCTTTTATTATCTCATCTACTGCTATAATTGCGCATTGTTTGGCAAGTTCATGCCCTTGATATATGTTTTCAGGCATATACATTTTATCAACTAATTGCTCTGCTTTGTCTTTTGCTGTCATCTTATTTATTTTTAAAGGTTTCGTTGTAGTATTCTATTGGACTATTACCATTATCTCTATAGCCATCAGCATATCCTTGATTATGTGAATCCATTATCTGCTTTTTCTCCATTGCTTTGGCTTTTTCAATTAAACCAAGTTCATTCACCCCATAATTTTGTAATGCAATTAACTCATGTTCTAACCACTCTACTGCTGTTTGTTTCATCTTATCCATTTGTCCAGTGATTGTTTTCTTTCTCCCACCAAAAGGTTAAGTCTTCCGTTTCGTTGTCATAGAACTCCCCAACAAAGCCAGACTTAAACGCTGAGTGCTCGTTCTCAAACAAAGCAAGCGTATATATTACATTCGGTAGGTTTAACTTTGTTTTAAGGCATTCTATTACAAACTTATAGTTTGAACCTCGGATAACACCAGCCTCAACTAAAAGTATCTTCTTGTTGTTCAACTTGTAGTGATACAGGCTTAATAAAGACGATAGCTCGTATGCATATCTTCCATCCCAGGTTTCATCAGGATAAGGCACGTCTATACCAAATCCATCACAAACTTCTCCATCTTTTGTTAGTGCGTGTCGTAACAGCTGACCTACATTAGATGAATAGTCCATTGATACAGTTACTATTACTGTATTACTTGCATTAAAGTTTGCTCTAAGTAGTCTTTCTGCTAGTTCTAGAGTTAATGCGGTTTCTCGCTCCTGAGAAATAAGGTATTCTTTTCTGCTCATATTTGTTTCTAATTAGTAGTCAGGACAGGAATCGAACCTGCATGGTAAGGGTCGTTCTCTCTTTTCGTTTATACCCTAATACCTTAAGAGATGTTAGCGTCTACCATTCCGCCACCTGACTATGTCCCAAACATCATGCAGTACGTCTACCACAGAGAGGTTTGGTAATTCACCTTAACTTATGCCTTGGGCTATTCGTTTACGTGAGAAAAAGACCACAGGAAGTGTGCTGTTCTTACGGGAAGCATCGTGGTACTGTTGTTATTCTCCTATACTATCAATCTCGCAAATCAAAGAATACAACTGCTCAATGTAGTTATGGTTTTCTCCAAAGTCAAGTTCTTTTAAACCATATCTTAGTTTTTGTTTTAGTTCAGATACAGCTATTGCCTTTTCTACTGCGTGTAAAAGTACCTTAGCTTCATCTTTGCAATCTGTTGTAAATGTCATCTTTATCATGTTAAAATAAGTGGATTAGTTTAGCTACTTGGCCATGTTCTTTATGGTGTATAAAAGCTTCTATAGCTTTAGGTGCATGCTGATAACCTTTTCTATGATGCCACCCATCAGTTCCGCTTGGGCTTCTTAAACTCTCTACGCAAACACTCATATAATCTTTACTCATCTTGTGATGAATATGATGAGTATAAATGTATCTGTGCTTACAAGTACTCCACTCAGGACTTTCATGCGCCATTAATAGTGGTAAGTCTGTAACTTTAGCTCCGTCTCCATGTGTAGTGCCTATTAAGTTTGAACCGTAGACACTATACTTTCTGTGACTCATGTCTATACTAAAAGTAATGTTCTTACAATTAGAAAAGTAAGCTTCTATAGCCTGACAAAGAAAAAAACCATTAGAGAAATCGTGATTAGAAGGATTATACGTAAAGTGTACATCTGCTACTTGCATAAGTGTAGTCAGTATGTCTATGTACAACTTCTTTGCTATAACAAAGTTATCATACCACATACCATCTACGTCTTGATGCGTTCCACTTGTTGTAGTGCTCTTTGGATTATCTACGTGAAGTATATCATTCCCACCAACAAGTATTATCTTACCTATATTCCAAGAACGTGCTTTCTGTATAAGTCCATGGACTCCTTCTTTTACTCTCTTCACTGCTATTTGTGAGTTGTACTTTTCTCCTGTCTCAAAAGAAGAACATAGTTTACCAATGTGGATGTCGGCTGGATCTACTATTAGTAAATGTTCGTCTACGTTATATACTCTTTCTATCTTATCAATAGGAGGAGCATATCCTTTTATCTCTTTTAGTAAACTAGTTCTTAATGCTTCGTAATCAGTCTCTTCGTTGTCTTTGTAGTTTGGATTCTTTACAAATAAAGATGCAGACTTATTCTTTAGCCATAGGTGCTTAACTTTTGTATTAGGTACGTCAAGTTCTTCTGTTGCATCATATATTCCTTCATTTCTATCTAGTAATTCTGCTCGGTTTCTTCTAATGTAAGTACTTAAACTATGTACATCTGCGTTCTCGTTTTTAGACTCTTTTGTCTTTAGAATAGTCTGTGCGCAAAGATGATTACTTATTTCTTTGTTTGCTTCGATTACAGAGATAATGTCGTTGTTTAATGAAGTCCATTTACTTGCCATTTTATTACTTTATAGTGAGATGAATATACCGTGTTCAAAATTAGCACAACTTTTCTAATAAGTTTACTTTTAAGACATCTTTTGCAGTCAAGAGGTTAATCTTCTCTAAAAGCTTTTGCTACAGGAAATCTAGGTAAAGGATTAACAGAGTCAGTCCAACCAAAGTGTTTTACTGTAAGTTGTTTACCTAAATACTCCATTTCTTTTTTACGTAGTTCTTCCTTCTCTGCCACTGTACCAACAAGCTTAGCTCTAAATTCATCACCAGCTTCTGTCTTACATACAGCTATCAAGTCTTCTTCTCGTTGACCTATGTTAAAGCCATGGAACGTGAACTCTGTATCATCAAAGGTTTTAACTTTTAATAGACTACGACTTCTAGCTCCTGCTTCATACATAGCATTAGTAAAACGTATCATTGCACCTTCGTATCCTTCGTTTAAATAGTTAGATTGAAAAGTTTCTACTTCTTCTTTGTTATTAGCTGTTACAGTAGGTACTAAGGTAATGTAAGGACTATTAAGTGTAGAGATTAAAAACTCAAGAGATACTAGTCTATGATTTTGCTCATTTTCAT